ACGAGGATGGGGGCGCGGCCGTCGAGCGTCACGCTCGGATTCACATCGACCTGGCAGTCAGTGCAGAACCTCATGTCATTGCGCTTTCTGCTGCGACGTTAGCGGGCCGCTACCTTGGAGACTCTTCTGCGACGAGTGCATCGCCTCCCACGGGCCACCGACGGTGCCGACGTGTGCGACGTACGCCATCACGGGCTGCCCGAGCCGTTGGTAGGCGAGCGCGCGGTGGTGACCGTCGATGATGCGGAGCTTGTTGTCGTTCGGTTCGTTGACGAGGACGATGGGCTTCATGTGCCCGTCGGCGATCTTCTGGACGAAGTCGTCGATCTTTCCGGGGTCGTCGGTGGTGGCCGACCACTGCTCGGCGTTTTGGAAGTCGAGCTGGTCGAGGGACACCATGAGCGGGCCCTCCCAATGGGCGGCCTTGACCCAGTCGATGTCGTCCTCGGAGTAGTCGTCCTTGAGCAGCGCGTAGACCGTGTCGGCGACGCCGGCGGCCGACGTGGCGCGTTGGTGAATGTTCGGGGCCGCGGTCTTGGTGGCACCCGTTCCGGGGAGCGGGGCGGGGGTCACGCCGGCGCCGGGCGACGCCTGGGCGGCGGTGGGCGATGCCTTCTTCAACAGGGCGAGCTTCGGCGGTCGTGCACCGGCGGCGGGTGCGGGAACGACCGGGGCCGGGCCGGCTTTCGGGGTAGGCGCGACGTTCGGGGCCGGTGGCGGGGTCTGACCCCCGGGCGGTGTCCCGGTGGCGCCGGGGGGCGGTGGCGTGGTGCCCGGCACGGGTTTGGCGGCGGCACGGAGCGCGGCGGCCTTGTCGGGTTCGCCGGCGGCCTCGTGGGCTTGGGCCTGCGCCTCGATGGCGGGGTCGATGGTCTCGCCCGGCAGTTCGCCGCCGTCGACGGCCTCGGCGGCCATCTGTTCGAGCTCCTGGTCTACGTCCTCGATGCCGAACGCGTGCGACACGCTCGCGGTCGCCGTGCGCTTCGAGATGAGCTTGCCCGATGCCTCGACGGCCGCGTCGACGCGGTCCTTGATGGTGTCCGCGGACGTGTCCGAGAAGAACGGGCCCCACTCGAGATCGAGCGCGGGGGGCATCCACAGCGTCGGGCCGGTGGTGGCGTCCTCGTTGTCGGCACCGTCGGCCGCGGATGGTGCATCGGTCGCGGAACCGGCGAGCGGACGCTCGAACGTGTCAATGAGCTCGCACAGTGCCTCGAGCTTCTCGAGGTAGACGCCGCCCGGTTGCTTGTTGTGCGTGATGTGGGCCACGCGGAGCACGAGGGACAGCACGGAGCACAACCCGTGCTCGCCGAAGTCCTCGCGGATGCGCCCATCAAACTCGACCTGCGGCTTGAGCAGGATCTCGAGCGCGCGGCCCGATGACTTCTCGCCCGAGTGCGCCTTCTGCGGTTCGAGGTCCACGTACGCCATCGCGAGACCGATGCGGCGCGCGAGGTCCGTGACGTTGTCGTCAACGGCCCGCAGCGCATCGCCAGGGAGCGTGAGGATGCCGACCTTGTAGCTGTCCGACGTGGACGACCACACGATGCCGGCGCCCTTCTTGCGACCGGGTGACGATGGCGCACCGCCGACCGCGTAGCCGGTGGGCTTGCCGTTCGCGTCGAGCACGACACCGGAGAAGCCGCGGCCCGTGGGTGCGGGGTTCTCGTCACGTGCGAGACCGGCCTCCCATATCTGCGGGTCGCCGGCGTAGTGTGCGGCGCGTGAACGCTGCGACAGGCTGATGTCGAGGGTGATGGTGTCCTCGAGCAGCTCCTGGTGAATGGCGACGCCATCGAGCGCGTCGTCGTGTCCACCCGGCGGCATGAACGCATACCAGTCGACGGGGCAGAACCCGAGCCCGTGGGCCTTCGACTTCTTCGTGTCGACCACCGTGGGCCGCGCGCCGCCGTCCTTCGTCGCCTCGACGGGGACATAGACGTTGTCGTTCTTCTCGTCGACCTCGCGCCGATAGAGCATCGTGCGCCACGTCCATTTGTTGTCGACGGGGTTCTTGTACTCCTCGAGGTACGGGTACTCGACCGTGAGCTTGATGGGGTCGCCGTTCGAGTCGCGGTCGAGCGTGCACGCCTTGCCCGCGAACACCTGAACCCCGACCTTGCCGCGGCGCACGCATGCGACGAAGCACACGGAGCGCTGACCCATCGCGAGCTCGAGGCCCTCGCGCATGCGCGCCCGGAGCTCGGCCACCTCGACGATCTCGGCGTAGAGCGATTCGAGATCCTTGCGCTGGTCGTCGCCGATGGCGTCGGTCTTACGGACCTTGATGCGTGGCCACTTCCCCTCGCCGAGCACCATGTCGCCGTGCGACCGGATGGCGATCTTGACGATGGGGTACCGCACGCACGGGCGGCGCTCGAGGAGCGGGGTGCCGTCGTCGACGAAGAAGTTGGGGCGCGCGGCGTAGATCTTCCCGGTGACGTAGTCGTCGAGCGTCTCGATCTCGCGGTAGCGCGGCGTCTTGTACGCGTCCGCTAGTTCGAGGGCCGCCGACTTCTCCACGTCGCCCTCAGTTCCGGGATCGGCCCGTGATGTACACCGTGACTACGGCGGACCCGGTCACGCTCCCACCCGTCACCGTGACGAGGCGTAGCGTCGTGCCGGGATGGCCGTGTGCGATCAGGTTGGCGGCGAGCGCGGGGGTCGCGGCGTCATCCGTGCCCGTGCCGACGAGCACCGGGGTGTTGTCCGTTTCGTCGGAGGCGACGTTGAACGCCTTTGCGCCGGCGTCGGATGCGACGGTCGCGAAGTGCAGGAAGTCCACCCACACATCCGGCGATGATGCGACGAGCTTCTGCAGGTAGACGTCCGTGGGTCCACCCGTCGCGGGCGTCACCTTCGCGTCGTACGTGAAGAAGTCGTAGTTCTCGAGCCCGCTGACCTGCGGTCCGATGACGGTACCCGTCGCCGCATCGGCCGAGTCGCCCGTGAGAACGAACTTGACCGGCTGCTTGACCGCACCGAACAGATGCGGCGCTGCGTCGCTGGGGACGTCGTCCGTCGACGAGCGACACGCGAACAGCGCGAACGCGGCGACGAGGGCGAGCAGGGTTCGGGGCATGGGACCTTTCAATACGACGTGACCGTGCGTGTTGCGGGGCCGTGGTGCCCGGCGCAAAGCCAGTAGCCGAACGCCGCGACGATCACGCGGTCATCGTTGGCGCCCGGTGCGCCCTCGGCCTTGCCGCTTTTCGTGACGATGAACGTGAGCAGCTCGGCGATGGTGTCGCCGTCCGGTGTGGACCACGTCCCGCGGCGGTGTGCGTCCTCGAGCGCATCGAGCGCCGCGGTGCGCGTGACCTCGTTGGAGACCCAGCCATCGAGCCCGTCCCGGTCCGACCGGTATACGTATGTATACGCGTTGCGGTCGACGTCCTTGGGCGGTCGGGTCAACGCGAGCAGCACGGCGTGGCCGTGGTTGTTTCGCTCGACGGCGATCTCCGCCCCGAAGTACTTCGTGCCGACGGCCGCGAGGAGGTCGGCGAACTTGCCCGGCGGGAACTGCCCGTGCAACGACGCGACGTGCTCGCCCGTGGTGCGGTCGTAGACGGCCGCCGCGCCGGGGTTGCCACCCGTGCCCTCCGATGGGTCGGCGGCGATCAGATAGCGTCGTGCGAGATCGGGCTCGACCCATATGCGGAGCGCCCCGCCCATCTCGACGGCGATGGGCTTGCGTGTGCGCGATTGGAGCTCGACGCACTTGGCCCGGTCGAAGAAGCACCGACCGGCGAGCAGCCAGCACGTGGCCTCGTCGATTGGGTATTCCTGGTCGACGAGATCCTGGCCCTTGTCCGCGACCTTGCGGCGGTACCACTTGAGCTGCTCGGACGTCGCGCCGTCGGCGATGAGCGCATGCTCGCGCGGCGTCTCCGGTGCGATGGTCTCGCCCGGGTCGAGGGCGACGCGATACTCCTCGTGGTCGACCCACCGGAAGAAGTGCGGCGTGTACTCGTCGACGTGGCCCTTGGCGCGTTGGTAGCGCTCGAAGAACGGGCCGGCCGCACCGTTGGCCGTGGACTCAATGACGATCTCCGACCCCGTGTCGGGGGACGGGACGCATTCGAGCATCGCGTTCAGCGTCTCCTTCGCGAACTCGAAGAACGCCACCTCGGACACGTGCAACCGGTGGATGGTGCCGCCGCGTCCCTGCTTCGACGCCTTGGCCTCGGACGCCCCCGCCTCGACGATGCGAAGCGACGCGTCACCGAGCACCCACTCGGACACCGTCTGGTTGCGGAAGTTGAGGCGCACGCCGCATGCGGCCAGCGACTCGAACATGATGCGTATGCGCTCCGACGTTTCGCGGAGCGGCTTATGGTCGCTGTCCGTCTGGACCACGACGACCACGCGCGAGCCGGTGCGCGTTAGGAAGAACCACACATCGCGGGCTAGCTCCCACGTGGTGACGCCGACCTGCCGCGGCTTGAGGACGATGTCCCGGCCGTTGGCGGACCGCGTGATCTCGAACGACGCCTGGATGGCGTTTGGCCGTAGACGGCACCGCACGCCCCACTTGTCGACTATCTCGAGCTGGGTGGCGAACGCGGTGAAGTCCCGACGTGCCTCCGCGATGAATGCGTCTGATGCGTCGGGCTCGATGACGACGGTTTCGGTGCGACGACGAAGGAGCTCGCGCGCGGCGGCCTGACGTTCGGCGTCAGTCGGTCGGCGTCCCTCGTCCAATGTCAGCATCAACGCCGGCCTCCATGCTCCCCGTGACGATGGCCGTACCGGTGGCGATGTCCGCCAGCTCCGCGTCGGTCAGTTGCTTCGGGGGACGCAGCTCGATCGGCTTGCCGCCCGGGCCCGAGTGTTCGAGGCGTGTCATGCGCGCCCAGCGCTTGGGGTAGCGGCGTTCTAGGAACGTCATCGCCGCCTGCCAGTACTCGCCCGACACCGCCTTGGTCTCGGGGTCGACCTTGCCCGCGCGTCGCACGGTGTCGAGCGCGGTGAGCTCGGCGTCCGCGCATGCACGGTCGTAGCGTGTGACGAAGGCCGCGTAGGGTCGCTCGCCGTCCGCCGGCTCGCCGTCGACATCCAGCGCCGCGCGTCCGCGAGTGACCCAGTCGTAGAGCGTCGTCTCGTTGATGCCCGCCGCCGTCGCCGCAACCGACGCGTACGACCCGAGGGCCATGGCCGCGATGATGTGGTCCACGCGTTCGGGTGTGATCTTCGCGCGTCGTGTCATGGGGTGATTGGAGCGCGCGGATCGGGTTGAACGTCCACACGGGCGGGGAGCCCGATGCCGACCACTTCGGCGCGCGCGTGTCCCTTGTACATCCCGGCACCGGCCTCCGCGATTGCGGCGTACGGCAACACGGGAACGGTTAGGCGTTCGCGCCAGGTGGCGTCGATGAACGCGAGATAGCGAAGTTGGAAACCGTGAAGGATGGTGCCGCCGAGGGACTTCACCACGCCGGCGAAGTCGTATCGACCGCCGGACAGATCGAAGTAGGACCGGCCACGAAGCACATCGCGCTTCAGCGTCGGGTTCGCTTCGAGGGTCATCTTGTGGACGACGTCGTTGCCGATGCGCGCCGTGTTGCGGTTCGGTCGGATGCCCGTGAGCAGGAAGCCCGCGGCGCGGTAGATGGTGCCATCGCCGCATTGCGTGGCGTCCGCGAACGACACGATCCACTTCACCGTTGGCCACGCCCTCGCGATCATGCGCAGGGCGACGCCGATGGCGCGTGACTCGCTGTTGCGCGGTAGCTCGGGACCGAACGCCATGCGGTTCAGTTCGAGCATCCCGTCCCACGGCGTGTCACGCACGAGGCCGAGGAGCTTGGACTTGTCCAGCGGCGGGCCGAATGACATCGCGCCGTAGCAGCGGCCGTTCAGGAACACGCCGAGGTGTAGCTTCGAATTGCGGACGACCTTGCCCGAGTAGTGCAGCGCGCGGATCAACCGCTCGCCATCGTGCGACGAGATGCGCTCGACCCGTATCGCCTTCGCGCCGGTTGTCATGTTGCGGGCGGGACGTTGTCATGCGCCGCGAGCCACACACGCGCCATCTCGGCGAGCACGGTGCCGCGTTGTGCGGTGCCGGTTTTCCCGGATGCCGCGACCGCCTGCTCGATGGCCGCGGTGACGTCGCGTTTCTCGTCCTCGGTGAAGTAGAACGTGATGGCGTGCGATAGCTGCCCCGTCATCGACGGCCAGCCACCGATGGGCTCGATGGGTTTCCACGTCGCGACCTCGTCGGCGGACCATCCGGCGAGCGCCATCGCGTTCGGGCCGAATCGCTCCGACGCCGCGCGTAGTCCCGCGTCGCGCCATGTCGCCTTCTCGCCCAGCCGATTGTCGGCGAGCATGAGCAGGTCGGCCCTGTCCTGGTCGATGTCGAGGAACCGCACCGGCACGCGGGGCAGTTCCAGGCGACGGGCGGCCTCGAGGCGCGTGTGCCCGGCGATGAGCATCCGGTTCGACCGGCGTGCAACGAGCGGGGCACCGAAGCCGAGCTCGGCGATCGACGCCATCACCATCGGCACGGCCGACGCGTTGTCACGTAGCTCGGCGTTGCGCGGGTTCGGCAGCAGCGACGTTGTGTCAGCCCACTCCGCAGCCCGTTCGTTTTGGTCGGCTGGGGATTCGCCGCTCACACCCTACGTGCGCACATGTGCAAACTGGCACACAGGGGCGAGTTGTGTGCCAGTTGCTCTATTAGAGACGCTTGCGTTGAAAGTCGTTCGCGTCGTGTCGTTCCGCCCGTTTCGTTTCACTCCATGCTCGTCGCCCGTTCCGCCCGTTTCGTTTCACTCCATGCTCGTCGCCCGTTCCGCCCGTTTCGTTTCACTCAGCCCATGCCGCTCGTTCCCACGGGCTCGTTTCACTCTGACCTTCTCGCCCGTTCACGTCGTCTCGTTTCACTCCGTGGCGCTCACACCAACACACACCAGCGCATCCTCCAGCATCATCGTCTTCGGCGCACTCACGCACACCTTGCCGCCGTGCGAATACCCGAGCTTCGCCGCGTGGTAGTCAGGCCACACG